GATTAGGTAGTATTTCATAACCAATGCCCCTGCCCCTTGAAGGAGGGTATTAAGAGCACTATGGCTACTACGGATATGGTAAGGGTTTCCGTCTAGTGCCTTGAGTGTTCCATTGGTCTTGTATGCTTTAGCGACTTCATCAACGAGTCTCTTGATAGCAGGGAGCTTCTTAAAGAACTTGTCTTTCAGCCTCTTACCATCGTTAGCACTACCTTTAACAATCTCCCCTATCTTCGCATCACCTGCTCCATACAAAAAGGCATAGATGAATGTCTTAGCATCGTCTCTTGTAGGCAACCCTGCACTCTTTTGGTTGAGGGTATGGATGTCTGTTCCTGCATCCTTGTCGCCTTTGTCTACTGCCTCTCCATACCGACCACCATCGAATCTTGCCATATAATGACTCAGTGTTCGTAGCTCTAAACCGTCAGCATCACAGCCTACTAGCTTCTTACCTTTTGGCACAGTGAATAGTGACCTAGCCTCAGAGCCCTTGTATGCCCTTCCAGAGGGTACTTGTGCCATATTAGGGTTGCTGTGGGTACAACGTCTACTAACAGCCCCTAGCGTATTCACACGCCCTCGTATGCGTCCATCTTCATGTACTTGATTAAGCCAAGCATTCTTACCATCGGCTAACTGCCCTATTAGCTTCTTTACGTTGAAGTAATGGGCTAGTAGTTTGCCCTCTGGGAAGCTAAGTTGGTTAAGTACCTTTTCATTAATGATAATAGAGCCTTTGTCAGTAAGCTCTGAAGGCTTCCATCCATATACCTCAGACAACCAACGGGCTATCTGCTGCCGAGAGGAGGGGTTAAAGGCTACCTCAGTAAAGTAGCCCCAACGCTCACTAGAATCCCAGTGATACCCTTTAGCCTCTTGGCTTAGTAAGACTGCTGACTTAGCACCGTCTTTGTTGTAAGGGTTCTTAGGATACTTACCTAGTACCCAAGTCTTTAGAGGGGTAAAGGTTTTCTCTAGCGCCTTTTCAACTTCCTCAAGCTCCGATACGAGCCAAACGTGGAGCGTTTGCGCCTTCGCTGTGTCAAAGAAAACTCCATACTTTTCTTGTCTACTGATGATTCTTGCAAATTCTTGTTCAAGTCTAATTGCCTCGTCTGGTATGTTTCTGGTTAGTAGTTTGTGGTATAGGTCGTAAGTAACTTCCGTATCCTGACGACAGTATTCAATCATATCGGGTGTCAATACTTCCCATTGCTCAATGTTTGTACCAAAGTCTCCCTTCATCTTCCGTAGGCGGTAGCCCCAAGCCTTAAGACCATGAGAGCCTTTGAGCTTTGGAGGTATCGTCTTACGGTTAGCATCCATTACCATAAGGTTAGGATACGCGAGACGTGACATTAACAAAGTGTCGTGGCAAGCTGAGGTTACATCATACCCTAATTTTTTTAGAGTAGGAATATCGAAGTTGATTATATTATGACCAACAACTAAATCAGCCTCATTGAGAATCTTAATGCCTTCCTCAATAGTACCATCGCTACCTTCCATTGCTATATTACTTGTATAGACTTTGGTAGGTTCGTCATCTACTTTGATAGAGATACAATGTAGCTTGGTGGCTTCGTGGTACAAGCCGTTGCTCTCAATGTCAAAAATCGCTATCATCCTTTGCCTCCGTTTGTTCAATCTCAAAGTCGTCATCTGACTCATAAACAATACCCGTAGTCTTCTCGTATCTAAAGCCTACTGTACGTCCTGTAGCGTTGCCTGAGAAGCGGTCTTTAAGAATCCTTATCAAACCTTTGTTCCGCTCGTCTGGGTCTTCATGTAATGTGTTTCTTTCAATACCGAACATCGTCTGAGCCCATCGCATAATAGCGCGAGAACCTGTAAACTGTGCTTGCTCCGTCTTGCCTCCTGCCTCATGGCTTGGACCTGACTTTGGAGGATTTAAGTGAGATACAAGTAGTATCCAAATATCTAACTCCTTAGCAATACCTGCTACCTCAGCCATCAAAGCATCTAGGTTTCTTCTCTCGTCTTGAGCATGAGCATTTAGGGCAGTAAGGTTGTCGATGTAAAATATACGACAGCCATAGTTGTGACGCATGTATCTGATCTTGTCACTTATTGTCTCCCAATCGTTAGCACCAAAGTTATCAAACATAAATAGGTTACCATTAATAGCCCCTACCGTCTTTAGGAGTTTGTCGTTGTCTCTCTCCTCGTTGGGTAGGTGGTAGTGACACCCATCTATCTTTCCTGCTGTCCTTAGTAGTGTCTCTTTGGTACTCTGCTCAAGCATGAACGTAGCTACTTTCCATCCCTGTTGTACGTCAAAGGCAATCTGACTCATTACAAAGTCAGTCTTACCGATGCTGACCCCTGCCCCTACCACTATCACATCTCCGAACCGTCTACCGTAAAGGTGAGAAGTCAGCCTAGTGTAGTAATAAGGGAAACCTATTGTTATAGGCTCTGCTACTGTGTCTAGTAAGTCAGCAGGGGTAACGATGTCATCTGGTTTAAACTTCTCAGCATTGTAGAAAGTATTAACAACCCCTGCTTTACCCTTGTAGAGTAAGACCTCATTAGCGTCTTTGTAATCAGCATGTCGTATAATACGAATCTTGTCAGCAGGGAGAATACTTACTACATCCTCTACTGCTTGCCTTCCTGCATCGTCATTATCAAACCATAAGTACACCTCGTCATAACCTGAAATCCAATCTAGGTGGTTTGATATTTCTTTCTTAGCAGCCGAAGCTCCATTCTTCAATGAGATCACTGGGTACTTACCATCGAATGCTGTCGCTACCGACAAGGCATCAATCTCACCCTCTGTAATCACTAGCTTCTTACCCTTGTTACTCCAAAGCTGCTGTCCGAAAAGTAGTGCCTCTTTAGCTTCTCCAATAAACTTAAAGGTCTTGTCGGAGTACCGAAGTTTCTGAGCAACTATCTCCTTGTCTTTGTTGAAGTAGTTGGCAACTTGGCAAAGGCTACCATTCTTGTCATACCCAATACCATAGCGGTACTGTTTGGCGATAGCCTCTGGGACTTTTCGTTTGCCTAAGTCCTGAAAGGTATACTCTAGTAATGCCATAGGGACATTCTTTCGATGTTTACTAGGAGCTTCCCTAGTAGAATCTCCTTTATCCCAACTACGACAGGAGAAGCAATAGGAGCTACCTGTAGAATATACAGCCCTAGCATCTGAGCTACCGCAATCATCGCAATTAGTATGATACTGAAACTCACCGTTGTCTTCATGTCCCATCTCCATCTTCTCCTAAGAATGCTTCTTCAACGTCATCGCCCCACATATCGTCCCATATCCGAGAAGCCTTGTCTTGTGCTTCCGACACATCCATGTCAGCATTCTCGTACATTAGGTCACTCATTACCTCGGTTATAAAATCAATCTTTTTCATTGTGCTTCCTCTAAGATTACATCGCACCTTGGGTTCTCTTTATCGACTCCCCCAAACTTAAATACAATCTCATGTATGTAGTTGTAGTTGTCGTCTTCAAGAATACCTAATTCCACTAGGGCATCATGCGTGAACTTGGTGATTACACTACCAATATTATCAATATCAAATACCCTCTTGGTTGGGTAGTAGATGTAGTATGTCACCTTGCAAGTCCCTGTCACTGGGGTAAGTCCTCGTACTGTGTCGCCTACTTCCAGTTTGAAAGTCTTCTTAAGTTGGTTGTTAAGTTGAAACTGCCAGTTACGGTAGCCATTGAGATTTAGGTAATACATCTTCTTCTTGCGAAGTCCTACCTCTAACCTAATGGGTACTGAAAACCTCTGAATCTTTATGTCTTCCATAAGCTTCCTTGAAGCCCCCTAACAAGCATAGCCTGAAAGGGGGAGTCCGTTTAAGTTAGAAGTCGTCTTCACTTCCCATTGAGTCGTCAGAAGCTGCTGCCTCGAATCCATCCTCGTCATCGAAACCGTCAGCACCACCACCATTAAACTCAACAAGCTCAATAATCTGCATCTTAGTCCAAATCATTGAGATACCTACCTCTTTGGTATTAGCCATATAGTAGGGGTTGGCGTATACGACTAAGCGAACAATCGAACCGTTACCAACAAGCGGTACTGTCTTCATTGGGTTACGCTTGGCATCTACAACAGTGATAGTACACTGGTCACCTTTCTCCTTGCGGATGTCGATGTCTTTTAGCTTCGCCTTGAAGATAATTTTACCAGTAGGGTTGCCTTCTTTATCAAACTCCTCGGTAAATACATCTCGTACCTTAACTTGCTTACCCTTAGCAGGACCAAAGGTTTCTACGGCTTCGCTATAGGCTGTGTCCCGTAACTCCTCAAGACGCTCAACGAATGCTGCTACAGCAGGGTCGTCAGGGTCACAAGCTAAGGAAGTCGATAGGTCACCATGCTCGTTATACATACGATCAGGGGTTACTACCTTACACCAAACTGCTTCCCCTTTTGGGGTTGTAATATTCATACCTTTAACTGCAAAGGGTTTTGTATTTTTAATAGCCATTAAACTTTCTCCTTTAAGAATCTTTAAGACTATCTTAAAGACTACTACTACAACTACTATCTAAAGTTAATAGTTTAAAGCAATCTTTAAGTAGTCCCTAATCGGGTTTTATCTATAATGTCTTTTCTTTTAAAGTTAGCTGAAAATATACATACTATCAGCCACCTCTTTGAGGTCTAGCGTACCTATCATAACATCTTCTGCTGTCTTGTCAAACTCTGGATGTACCTGCTCCATAAACTGCTTTAGTGGTTGTTGTCCAAAGAGCTCTATGTAAGCCTCCCTAACTCGTAAGTTCAAGTTAGCCACTTGGTTTACTGGTACTCCGTAAGAGTCATGTATGAGATGAAAGTTTTTACAGCCATCCTCCTTTAGTTTTAGTACAGTTAGAGCGAGTAAAGCAGCATCTAAACTGTGTATGTAGTTAGGGGCAATACCATTAACCATCTTCTGTGTATTCAAAGCAGGTATGGTACGTCTTATTGACAACTTACCTACTGGGGTTGTAATCCTCTCAGCAGTCGTCTTGTGTAGTTTCTGTAGTACTGGAAAGCGAGTAATAGGGGTTGTGTAAAATACCCACCGTCCATTCCTCACAACATCCTGTGTAACCTCCTTAAGAAACTCCTGCCCAACCCTAGCCCCCTTCACCACTTCCGCTATCGCTCTGTCGTTTAGGTCAGTGAGTAGTTTAGCTGCTAACCATACTTCCCCTACCCAAAACTTCCTGTTATTGTTCTCCATACTCTGAAACTCTAGTTTGTTTTGCTCAAACATACCAAACTTCGTCACTGAGTAGGGCTGTGTCATCGTATTACGCTTTGTTAGCCCTCTAGTCACCTTACCCCTAAGGCTATTCGCTAAAGCTTGCGTAGAAGCCTCATGGGACTTCCCATCCGAAGTCTTATAAAGCAGACTCTTGAAGTAGTCACCTGATTCTAGGTATCCATTGACCTTATCAGCTACTCTCTGGTAAATGTCCTGTCGGGTAGTACCAATAACATTGACTGCCTCTGCGCCTACCTTGTCAAGTAACAGGCCAGAATAAATCTGAATCCCACTACAAGTAGCATCTAGCGCAATAGGAATGTGACTTTTAAATTCCTTTGGGCTCTTGACATACTCTGCATACTCAAAGCACCAAGCTAGATACAAGAAAGGTTCATCTGCTCCCTTCCATTCCGTTATGTTTCCAAAGGGGTCATCTGCTATCTCAAGGATAGTGTCGTGCATCTCCTTGATCTTGTCAACCCTCTCTTGGTAGGGTAGCTTATCAAACCCATAGCAGTTAGCACCATGAATCAAAAACCACCGTAGCTGCTCCTCGTCTTCAATACTACAACCATCTCTAAATTCTAGCAGGGCTTTTACTTCGCCTTTGCTTTGTGGCTGTAAGTGTTGCTGAATAGGATAGATACGTCCCCTAAAGTCGTACTGGTAACTAAAGTAAAACCCTTCTTCGTCAAGGTACTCCTTAGCATTAAAGAGTACAAGGTTTAGCATAATAGCCTTACCTGTGTTTGAGATCACAATGTCACGTTGGTCTTCAATATCTTTAAAGTACTTACGCATCATCTTGCGGTCAGCAGGTAGTCCCTTGTAACTCCCCTCTGTCTGTATCTCTCCATAGTTATGAATGTTAATAAAGTCTTCAGGTTCTAAGGCTTCATTGTAGGGTAAGTTTCCGTAGAGGTATGGATTTGTATGCGGACTCTCAGGGTCAGTTAAGTTTTCCTGAAATATCTTATCCATTACCTCATACACCTTTCTGTTCACACGCCATGCAGTCCCCTGTAACGTGTTTAGAGTGTCATACAGTGCCTCGGTATCAGTCTTCTCGAAAAAGCCCTTCAGCAGCTTCTTAGAGCCCATCCTGCACTTGATTATAGGTAGCTTGTATATGTCGGTGTTATAATAACCACCACTACCCTCAAAACTATCCCAATCCTTTGGTCGTGCAAGCAGAATAGGGAATCTCCTATAGTCTAGTAATAGACGCTCTCTTGATTCCAGTACCATCCTAAAACATTCATCCGTATACATAATGTACTGAGTCTTTCGGTCTTTATTGTATACAAGCCTTGTCTCAATAATATTAGCACCCGACTTTATAACTATATCTAGTAGTACCCCTCCAAGGTAGGTAGTAATATCGGTTAAGTCTGGGTCGTTCATAGCCCTCTGTCGTCTAATGATCTTTAGCTTTTCGCGCTGTCTAAAAGCATCGCTACGGGTCTTGAATCGCTTGTCAACGAATGACCCAAAGTTTGTGTCGCTTCTATCTAGCCTCCGAACCAAGATACTATCGTATATTGCTCTATTAAGTTGTTTAACCAGTGAGATAGTCGGAATATGAATCTCTTTGCTAATGCTACGAACGATTGTAGCTAGTATGATAAAGGCTAAGTCTTTAGGTGTCTCTGAAAACTCGATAGCAACAATGTCCCTAGCTGCTTTCATCTTACCCCTAATGTCCTTCTCAAAATACTCTGTTAGCTTTTTGGATACCAACTCAATACTATGTACTAATATCAGTTTACCTTCAGATAGCTCGTCAGCCTGTCCTGACTGAATACGACTGTTTACCTCCTTCATTAAGCGGTTAAAACTGTAATCGTTAGCGTTTAATTCAAGCTGAAGCTGCCTGTCATGTAGCGTCATAGTTTCTCCTCAGTCCTCCTCGTATCTATCAAACAAATCATCCGTATCCTGACACCATTCACAGTCACATGCATCCCCATTAACATCAAAGTCTACCCCACTACCATCACAACAAGGACACTCTGCTGAGTCAAGTAAATTTAAGGCTGTCTGTAAAGCCTCTTTAAGATCTGTAACCTGTACCCGTAGGTCACCTATCCATTGCTTTAGTACTACTTCTTCAGTCATCTTAACTCTCCCCGTTAGCACGTTTGAGATACCAGATAGCTTTCTTGCGATCTTCAATACTATCCACTTTCTCTCTCCAAATATACTTGATTGCATTACCTCGGCAGTACGCCTTAAACCCTTCTTCTCCCAATGCTGCCCTGATTGCTTCAATACACTCAATGCCAGTAGTCGATTGGTAGTGAGGTGGGCTATTGACCATATCAACACTCTCTGAGACGCTTAGAGGTGGTAAAGGCATCCCCATAGCCTCACAAATAGCTTCTAACACATCACTTACTGGGAAAGTCCCCATTGCAGAAGAACACACACTAGAATCTTCTAAAAGCACCCATAAAAGGTCTGGGGTATCAGTATCTAGTTTTGCAACAGTCAACTTCCACTGGTCACAACCCGATGCTCCGCTTACTTTAATATTCATAACTATTCTCCTAGCAATCTAATTCAAAAGTATTTCTGTGCATCTCAGCAACTTCTTGTAGCTTTAAGCTCTTTACTAGCCTTGCTCTTAACTCTGCCT